ACATGGCTAATGTATTAGGCTCATCTATGATGGGACCTATTGATAGTGCGATGGGAACTACTCCACTCAGTATGGGTAACATGGATCCACGAATGAGAACCATGGGAATGTATGGCGGATACAATGGTCAAGTTGGTGGTTCACCGACAGGCAATGGAATGCCTTCAACAGGTACATTGCAAGCGGCCGCACAGAATAATCCATATTTACAATTGAACAAAGATGGCATGGTTGTTATTAAAGATAACATGCCTGAACAAACAAAAACTATTGCAGAACAACTTAATTTAGCAAAGCAAGCAGAAAAAGATGCACAACAAAGATTTTTAGATGCAGAAAAAGGTAGTGAAGAAAGAGCCATTGCACAGAAAATGGTTAGTGAATCACAATATGAACAACAGATATTAACAAATCAACTCTTACAATCTAGAGCATCTGTAGGAAGTGGAACAACTATTATTGGTGGTCCTGGCGGAGGTGGATTCTTTACTGGTGACGGTGTAAAAGGATCATTCTCCTCAAGTCTTGCTGAAGTTGGAAACATGGGGCTTGATTTAGGTAAGTCTGTTCTCACACAAAAAGCTGTTCAGGCTATGGGCATTAAAAATCCATATATGGCGATGCTTGCTTCGGCGGCTATCAGTAAAGGAATTAGTTTTGTTGGTGGTAAAGCATTTGATTTATTCAAAGGTACGGAAATGGGTCAAAGTGTTACTGGCGCATTCTCTGGTGCCGGAAACTATGTGAGCAATTTGTATGGACAGTATGCACCAACATGGGCTGGTGGATATGATGCGGCCACAATGGCTGACCTAGATTTAGGTCGTGCTATGACTGCTAATGCCGCAGGTGGTGCCGCCCAGCCTACAACATCACTTCTTCCAGGATTTGAAACATTTTCATCATATTTACCTTACTTACCGGCCGTAATTGCGCTCGCAAAAGGTAACGTTGGTTCAGCCGTAGGATTAGGGCTTGGAGCATATGCAGGAACTTTAATTGGTGGTGCAGTAAGTGGTGGCGCACTTGGCGCAGAAATTGGAGCATTTGGGGGTCCAGTTGGTATCGTTGCGGGATTTGTTATCGGATCATTATTAGGTTCTTTGTTTGGCGGCGGCGGCAGTTCTCCTCCACAACCAAATCCTCAAATCTGGCGTATCATTCGTGTTAGAGGAAATAACAACATTGGTGCTATCACAGATTTACAAGCGCCAAGAGAAGCGACTCCACAAGGATGGGTTGATTTTGCAGACTCTATGATTAGGGTTGGATTTAATGCGGCTAAAGAAGCAGAAGTTCAAACAAAAGAACAATCTCCATTTGATTTTATTATGTGTACGATTGATAAAAATCAAGTCACAATTAGTTTGCGAACAGGCGATCCTATGTCTGGAGGAAATGATATAAATTTAGGTGCGCCAGGAAAAGATTTCTCAGCAGGAAAAGCGGCATCACAAATTGTTAAACATGTTGCAGATGCTTTCAAAGCCGCCTATGCGGCTAAGGCGGCCGCTATTGATAAAGCATCTAAGATATTGAATTCTAAAACTTATGGTACAATATCAAAAGGTTTAATTAAAGAATTGAGTACTGGTACTAATAAAATTGATGTTACGAAAGAACAAGGTGTGTTTGGCGCTACTCCCGCACAAGATGCGCTTATCTCAGAAGGCAGGGCGCATACACCTCAAGCCGCAGTTGGTGCAGATGAATATAATGCGGCAACTCCGCCAATGATTTGGAGTGCAAAAGAAGGCAAGTATGTTGAGGCTCCATTTACAGAAAAAATGGTAAGTGTTACTGATGATACTGGTTTCACAACTCAAGTCAAACAAAAAGTCTATGATGCTAATGCATTAATGATTGATAAGAATGGTAAAGTAATTTACGATACTAACAATAATGGTATTGACTTAGCTGATATAGTAACACCAACATTGTCAACAACTTCAGGAACAATTACTGGTGGTACAACTGTTGCCGCAACAACAGGTACAACAGGAACAACAGGTAACGTGAATGTTGTTACGAATGCAGATAACCGCCAGACAAACAATCAGTCTGTTAACACATATTATGCAAACCTGTTAAGCAAATCTAGAAACGCTATTAGAGATGCTGATGTGAATACTGCATTGCCTGCATAAAAAAAGGGAAGCATTTTATTGCTTCCCCAAAGTCACAAAGGAGATTACGAAATATTAATCTTCAGCGAGTTTTTCAAAATAACTCAAATCTTCATCATCATCAACTAAGTTTGCTACTGTAGTTTTCTTAGCAGGTGATGATGCGGGTTTTTCTGAAGCAGTAACTGGTACATTAGGTTTAGTAGAGTAATAATTATCTCCAGCAGAACCATCTTCAAGCCCAAGCACTTTGTTCAAACGTGCTTTCAATTCATCATAAGACTTGAAATTCTTTTCGCTTAAGAATTCAGACAAACTAAACTCTTGCTTCCAGATACGCTCTAAGTCATCTTCATCGCCAGACAATGGTGCTGGTGATTCAAATTCAGACTTATCATAGTTCTGATAACCTTCAACTTTACGAATCTTCAATTTGAAGTTCGCACCTTCCCAAAGGTCGAATGGGTTGACAGGAGTTTCATCTTCAAACTCAGGATTCATCAAGTCATTCAACTTATCAAAAATCTTCTTACCGAATTTGAACAATTTAACTGTTCCGTCATTGTCAGGGTTTGCAGGGTCCTTGACAATATAAACGTTTGCGATATACTGCAATTTACGCTTTTGCTTACGTGCAATATCTTTGTTAGCATCTGAACCTGAGTTCCAAAGGATGCTATTGTGTTCAGACACAGGGTCTTTCTTGTTGAGTGTAGTCAACGAATTTTCAATGTACCAACCACCAGGACCTTGAAAGGAGTGATTGAATACTTGAACCCAAGGTACATCTTCGCCTGCGGGTGCGGGAAGAAAACGGATCGTTGCGAAACCGTTACCTGCTTTGTCTACTGTGGGTTTCCAGAAGCGGAGGTCTTCATAAGACTTCTTACCTTCTTCTTTGTTTGTGAGTTTGGAAACTGCGTCTGTGAGTTTTTCCAAATCTTTGGTGCGTGACTTTTTCAAATCTGCAAATGATGTTGATGCCATATTAGTATATTCCTCGTATGTTAAGTATTAAATGTATGTTTTGCTTGTCCACTTTTATCATAATCTACTATAGTATATAGTCTATCATAATTCTCTAAAGGTGTCAATAGTCGGCAAACCTTACTAGGTTTACGCATTACTGCCGACACCACTACGTCACTACTAACTCTCTTAGTGACTTTTTCATCCGTGCCGTATCGTAATTTAAAAAGGGCTGGTATTTTTTGCATAACTTGCTTACCTCTTTGTAGATTGGATCATGTATCATTGTATCATACCTTTTGACAAATTGCAATAGTGAATTCAATATTGCTAGTGTCTCCAGACTGATTTCTCCTCTTAAGTATTTCTTTATGATTGGTGGATGGTCGCCACCTTTAGCATCAAAAAATTCATTCAGTTCGTCTGGCTTCCAACCAGAGATAAAATCCATCTCATTTTTAAATACATACGTCAAAGATTCTTGCCTACGTTTCCATTCTTTGTAGCGTTCTTCACACTCTTCAGATAGAAGTTCGCCAACCCAAATTTTTGTGTCATGCAAGAAATTAGAAACTAAAAATTCTTCTAAGTAAGCATCCTTACGATTACCGAGTTTAGCAAAAAAGATTTTGTCTTTACGTTTCAAAAAAGAATCGTATGTGACATTGACTTTCTTGTTGTACTTGAACCAATCGTAGCTATCTTGCGTGAAGTGATTTTTAACTCCCAAATAAACTTTGTATGCGTCTATAGCATCCATTTTCATTAATCATCCACCTCAATAGGCAATCTTGCTTTTGGTGCAATCATCTTTAGCTTCATCGCCTCACCTTCAATAGCAGATTTCATGCGAGGCGTAATTAAAGATGCGGCAGTTTCAACTTCAACATTTTTGATTGTGCAATATTCAAGAATAGCATCAATCATTGTGATAGGATGCTTTTTAATCTGAATTTGTTTTATCTCTGCCTCAAATTCTTTTTGAGTTATGATTTTAAGACTCATCAATTAGAACTCTCATTGAAGTAATTCTCCCATTTCGAAATGTTCCAGATGCGTTTGGAGTACTTGCAGGCTTTGCGGTACGAAACATAGGATTTTTCATATCACTCTCTGATGCATAGTAATTTGGTGGATATCCATTTTTGCGTTGGTAAGTTTTAACGTTAACTTGTTTTTTCACGATACTCATTTCAAAATTCCTTTTACATTCTATAAAAAATATGACCTTCAATAGTCGCAACTTTCGTCACTTTACTACGCCATGATGGTTTAATATCAATAGCATGAAAGTGTGTTGCGCCTTCTAATAGTTTAATTATATCAGTTCCAGCAGTCTTTGTCAATAGCATCTTTGCAACTTCATAAGATTCTTTCCATCGTTTGCTATTTGCTGGTGGTGTACTTGCAATCTTGGTGTTATACCAAGAAAATTGTTGTGGTTCTGTCACAACATCACGGATGCTTTTTGGAAATCTGCTATCATGTAATCTGTTGAGTGTGACTGCGCCAACTGCCATTTTACCGATTAGAGGTTCGCTACCTGCTTCATAATAGATGTTCATTGCCATCCAATACAAGTCGGATTTACTTGAATTTTTTGGTGCTCCAGCGGCATCTGAAATTTCTTTTAGTGATGGCAATTCAGTAGCAATCACGTTTGTAGAAAATAGAACCGATAGAAATACTACAGCCGCTAATAGTGCTTTCATATTTTTCCTTTCTTTTTTTGACCCACTAAATTTTAGTGGATCTTTTATTTAGCATTTGACTAATGTGCTTAGTAAATGTGGTCCATCCCATGTTTGGCTTTCGATTCTGAATTGACCTTTGAAGCCATAAACTTCTTTAGCCCACATCTTTTCATTATCGAAATAAAATGGAAATGTTTGTTCTGTGATTATATTCACATGTGTTGGATCCCAAAAGGCGGCCGCATGTGGAAATGCAGGTGTTTTGGAATAGAATTTTCCGCCAACTTTAAGCACTCGCCAAATCTCACTCATCAATTCTACGAATGGATATCTACGATTTGGGTTATACATTAGTCTAGGAATGTGTTCGATGAAATCATGTGCAGTCACATAGTCAAAGAAATTATCAATGAATGGAATTGGTTCAATAACTAAATCTGCTTTTGTGATTTTATTCTTAGTATCATCTCTTACGTCAATGCCATATAGATGTTTTGCTTTGAATGGATTCTTAGGATACTCACCGCATCCTAAATCTAATGCGTATGTTTCATCAGGCTCTTTAGTGTATCGAATAATATCTTCGCTACAGTCTGTCACTTTAGGTAAATCTTTACTCCACAATTCTTTTAAAGTATCAGCAGTCATTACACCATTTGGTCCATGATAGTGATGACTTCCCCATCCCCGAACCCTATCGTGTTCTGGCACTTTAGTTTGAATCTGCAATCTTCTGTCAAGCATACCTTTACTGGCAATACAGTTTGCATAATGAAAAATAATCATCTCTTCATTATTGTGTGTAGGAAAATGACGACCAACATCATATTCCATCGTCTTCACATTATGCAAACTTCTAGCACGGCGAGCCATGAAGTCTGTCTTATAGTGAATACCTTGTTTTTTCTGTGCCCACAAAGGTTTAGTTCTGTCTAACTCACCGTCTGGATTCCAATCCCAAAATGTAATTGTAGGAATTAAATGTTGTGTAGACCTAATCGTGTCAACTAAAAACTTGTTATATTCGCCAACTAAAAATTCTGTGACATTCAAACAAATGCGCCAGCCTTCAATTTTACGTTCATATTCTAATACTTCAACGTCAACAAGTCTAGCATTAAATTCTGAATTTTTAGATTGTACAACTTCCCATGTAGGACAAATCTCTTTAATGATTTCGAGAGATTTATCAGTAGATGCATAGTCAATAATGATACCATGATCGAAAATTTTCTTGTGATGTTCTAACCACCAAGGGAGAATATATTCTTCATTGTATATGTGTGCAATTACTGTTGACGCCATTATAATTCCTCAATTCTCAATTAAACTTGTATCTATCAATATAGGTACTGTGCTTGTTTTTAATAAGTTCTCAACCGATCCAGGTTTCACGTTTGGGTTTCTCAACTGTCCAAACTCATAGAATGAACGTCTGGGTCCACCAACATGACAAATGCCCGTCTGTTCACTCAAACATTTCTCTGCAATCTTGGGTGCAATAATATCTATGTACTCTTTAGATGAATACTTATCTGTAAATGCTGTGTTAAATGGAAAATCAACATCGCAAAATTCTGTTCGTATCACTAAAGATTTTTCATAAATTAGAGTAGCCATCTCACCAGCAACTTTAGATTTTGCATATCGTGTTAATGGATTAGGCAAATCTGTATGTGTGTAGTTTCCTTTTTGTCCATCGAATAC